GAATGCGGCTAGACTTAACCCATGAACCCTGACGATCCAGTAGTTGAGCCTGCCGCTGGTGAACTGTGGGATGCGGAAAACATTTTAGAGAAAGCGATTATCGCTTTTGATAAGGAGGCTTACGCAGGGAACGCGATTCTTACCGGCTGGGTGATGATTGCTGAATGGATTGACGAGAACGGGGATCCTGCCTTATCCGCGTATGCCCGTGAAGGGATGCCGTACTGGAGGATTGATGGGCTCCTTGCGTCTGCACCAGAGCAACTCATGTACGTGGATCCTGATGATTACTGATTTCGATGATGCGATTTCGGGGATGATTGAAAAGATTTCTGAAATCCCGAATGAGGATTTAATAAACATGTCCCGCATTGTGGAGAGGGCATATATTCATATTCTTGTGGAGCAGGGGCTTCGGGTGAAAGTGGATTCTTGTAGCGTGTCGCGCATAGCCTGACGGGGTGGTGTCTAATAGTGTGCGGTAATGCTGCTGACACAGAATAGTGAAATGCGCCGTGACGGGGTTTGGAACTGGACTCTTCCGGCGTGGGTGATCGAGTTGCCTGACGGGTCGCACATGAACGTGTGCCCGAACGCAGGGGCTTGCGCAAAGTTTTGTTACGCGAGGAACGGAACATATCTTTTCCCGAAGGTGCGGGGCAAGCATTTATCGAATCTGGAACTGGTCAAGGATGACCCGGACTGGACTGGGCAAATAGGGGCTGAATTAGGGCATAGAAAGTTTCGCCCCCTAGGAACCCCCCGGATCATTCCGGGGCTGGCTACGGTGTCTCATTTAAGCCCGTGGGTGCAGGAATGGATCATGCAAGGGGGGCAGGCTGTCAGGATTCACGATTCAGGGGACTTCTTTAACCGCGACTACCTGTATGGCTGGATCTCTTTGGCGGAACAGTTTAATGAAATCCTGTTTTATGCCTACACGAAAGAAGTCGTAATGCTAGAGGAAGCGAAACAGGATCTTCCCCCGAACCTGTTAATCGTCTACTCGATGGGCGGGAAGCAAGATCATCTAGTGAATAAAGATACGATGCGGCATGCTGACGTTTTCCCTGACCTTGATGCGATTAATGAAGCCGGATACATGTCCCAACACGACTCTGATCTTCTCTGCGTTCTCTTACCTTCTACGAGGATAGGGATTCCACAAAACAACATTAAACATTTTAAGAAACGTTTAGGTGAGAAAACATTCTCGCAGGCGCAGGTCGAAAGATCCCGCAAGAAATGAGGGGGACAGGGTTCTATCTGGAGCAGGCTGCATGCTTCGGGGCTGACCCTAAACTCTTCGATGCGGTCATAGGTGACGCTGCCCTCGATGCCCTCTCCTATTGTGATCGTTGCCCCATAATTCCTGAATGTGACGCGCATGTTAAACCCCGAAAATCCTACTTTGATGGGGTCGCTGCTGGTAGGATTTGGAACAATGGAATCCCAAGCGAATTGGGGTTATTTGATATGAGGGAGAGTGAGTGAAGAATGAGTGTAAAGGTAACAATCGTAGGTAATTTGACGAAGGATCCTGAACTTCGTTTCACCCCGGGCGGGGATGCGGTAGCGAATATGAGTATCGCTGTTAACGAAAGGGTTAAGGATGGTAACGATTGGAAAGATGGGGAGCCGTCTTTCTATGAAGTGAAAGCGTGGCGGAAACTAGGTGAGCAGGTAGCGGAAACCTTGTCGAAAGGTAATCGTGTGATCGTTACGGGGAAAATGCGTATCGAGAAATATGAAACGAAAACAGGCGAGATGCGTTACACGGCAGTTATTAACGCTGACGAGATCGGTGAATCTATCCGGTTCCGTAATAGCGAACCGATACCCCGCATGACTATGCGTGAACCTGATCCTTGGACTGAATCAAGTAACGATATTCCTCCGTTCTAAATTAGGGCGATACACTTAGCCAATGACCCCGCTTCTCACCTTCGCCGTGACCGTCCACGAGATGTATCGTGCGTTTCGAGAAGCGGGGTTCACGGATGCTCAAGCCATGTACTTGACCGCACAGAGGATGAATGCAGATGCCAGAAGGTAAAAACAGCACAGAGTTCTTAGAGATCGGCACTTCCGGTCTGCGTAGATCCGGCGGATACATCAATGAAGAGTTCCTTCAGAACCTTCAAGGTGTTAAAGGTTTCAAAGTTTACCGGGAGATGCACGACAACGATCCGGTTATTGGGGCGATTCTTTACGCGATAGATAAAGTTATTACCCGTCTGGAGTGGCATGTTGAAGGGGAGGATCCTCGCACAGCCGAGTTCATTGAAGAATGCTTAAATGACATGTCGGACTCGTGGGATTCCACGTTGCAAAACATCCTATCCATGCTGGTCTACGGCTGGTCATTCCACGAAATCGTGTACAAGATCCGCAGAGGCTACACGAATGATCCGAAAACACATTCCCGATATTCAGATAACCGAATCGGGTGGCGAAAGTTCGCGGTGAGGGCGCAAGAAACTTTACAGGAATGGATGATCGACCCTAACGGTGGTATTCAAGGAATGATTCAAATGGATCCATCAAGCGGCAGAGGACTTGCACGGATCCCAATGGATAAAGCACTCCTATTCCGTACCACTACGAACCGTAATAATCCTGAAGGCTATTCCCTGCTCCGTAACGCTTACCGTCCGTGGTTCTATAAAAGGCGTATTGAGGAGATCGAGGCGATAGGTATTGAGCGGGATCTCGCAGGGTTACCTATGGCGTATGTCCCACCGGAGTATCTTTCCTCAACTGCTACCCCGGCGCAGAAAGCCGTCCTACAAGCAATCACGGAGATTGTGCAGAATGTGAAACGTAACGAGCAAGAAGGCATCGTTTTCCCTGCCGCTTATGATGAATCAGGAAACAGGATCTTCGATCTGACGCTTCTTTCGGCTTCAGGTGGGAGACAGTTCGACACGGGTGCGGTTATTCAACGCTATGACCACCGTATCGCAATGTCACTTCTGTCCGACTTCCTGCTTCTAGGTTCCGACAGGGTGGGTTCATTCAGTTTAGGCACAGCGAAGATTGACCTGTGGACTCTCGCAGTTGATTCGATAGCGAAGTCGATTGCTGAAGTAGTCAATCAACACGCAATCCCGCGACTATTAAAACTGAACGCTATGCGGTTAGACAAACTCCCTTACGTTACTTACGGACAAGTGAATAGTGTCGAGTTGATCGAGGTCGCAGACTTCGTATCCAAGTTGGCTGCTGCTGGAGTGATCATGCCGGATCGTGAACTGGAAGCACATTTACGAAACATGGCGGATCTTCCGGAGCCTGAACCGCTCCTGTAATGCTCATCTTTAAGGCAAGGCGGAAAGATCCAACGATCTCCCATGTCCTCACTGCTTCTGAGCGTAGGGTGATGAAGATTCTTGGGACGGCTATGCAGAAGGTTCGTGCGGGGACTGCCGCTAATGAGGATCAGATTATTGATGCGCTACGTCATTTACCGGTAGGCAAGGTTGTGGATCTTGTTCCTGATCAGCCGTGGTTTGATGCACAGGGCGAGATTGAGGATGAACTGTTTAAGGAACTTGTCGCATCAGGGCAACGCACCGGGTCATCTTTCCCGAAGATTCGTAAACAGGTTTTAACATATCGTTTTGATGCCGACCGTCCGGAGGCTGCTGCGTGGGCTAAGAAAGAGTCAGCGCAATTAGTGACAGAAATTATTGAGGATCAAAGAAACACGATTAAGGATTTCGTGTCAGCGTCACAGATGGGGGATTTTACGGTGACGCAGGTGGCCCGTAATCTTCGTGACGTTGTGGGGCTTACTACTCAACAGACAGGATGGGTGGATAACTTCCGTAATAGGGCGATTAGTGATCGTATGGCTAACGGGGAAACTTTTGAGCAGGCTTCTCAGCGTGCAGCGAAAGAGACTGAAAGATACCAGCAACGCATTCACCGTTACCGTTCTGAAACTATTGCAAGGACGGAGATTCTTCGAGCATCTAGTGAAGGACGGAATCAAGCGTGGCAGCAAGGTATCGCGGAGGGCTATATTTCTCCGGACTCTATGAAGCAATGGTCGGTAGAGTTTGATGCTTGCGAGATTTGTTCTCCACTGGATGGGGAGACTGTTGGGATAAGTGCAGAGTTCCCTGACGGTGATCCGCCGTTGCATCCGAATTGTCGTTGTACTTTGGATTTGGTTGATATTGATGTTTCTGATTTTGAGGATATGTCGTGGGAAGAGATTGATGCTGAACTTGATTCTCTATTCGGTGAGCAGGAAAATACCCCTGCAAGTTCCGTTGATATTCAAATAATGCCTGAAGGACTTTCAAGACAAGAAAGATTTGAATGGATTCAGTCAAATGTTGATAATACGCTAAACTTAGGAAAAGGAAACATAGTCGCGCAATCTGCTTACGACTCTTACACCAATCAGGGTTACATTACTTTTAACAATACTCTCAGGAATGGACTTGACTCTATACAGGTCACTAATCCATCCCGTGTTGCTAGTGAGATTGTTACCCTTCGTGACTCAATTATGAGTTCAAAGCCATTAGAAAATCCAATACGGGTATGGCGCGGGATAAAAGGAACAGGCTCTTACGCTGATGAACTTCTAGCCTTAGGGCCGGGGACAACAATTAACGAACCGGGATTCATGTCAACAACCGCTAGACCCGAAACGGGATTTGATTTTGGTGGCAGGCGCGGTATTGTTATGGAAATAACTGTCCCGAGAGGGGGTCACGCCATCGCGGGGGTAATGGGTGAGTCTGAAATTATTTTGCCACCGTCAACAAGTTTGCGACTTACAGGACAGAGAACTGAATTGGTTGATGGTATTGAGCGAAGAGTCTTACAATTTGAGGTAGAAATATGATTGAAAGAATGATAGGCGAGGTAACAGACTTTCGTATTTATGATTTTGGCAGTCGGCCTCCCGTAACAGGTTTTATTTCTTGGGAAATGGATATGCTAGAAGATCCACTTGAGCAGGTAGAATAGGTGCATGGATCTTCTTGACAAAATCAATTCCCTCTCTGATGACCAACTGAGATCAGTCGCGGAACGCGATGACGCTTCCGGGGTTCTCGCTGCATATCGGCTTGCTGAACTCCGTGGACTTCCCTACCCTGACCGGTCAACAGTCATCATGGGTGACGGGTATGCGATTGTCGCGCAGGGCGGGATTATTCAACGGATTGCTACTGAAGGGGTCACGAAAATTATTCGCGAGGAGGACGGCGAATACTGCGTGTATTCCGAGGATGGTTCTCAATCGTTCGGCTGCTATCCATCAATGGAAGGTGCGGAGGAAAGATTACGCCAGATTCACTATTTTGATGAAACAAGTAAAGCCGAATCGGTTAGCGTTGGGGATCATGTTTTATATTCGGTTTCTAAACCGCCTGACCCTATTACTTACGCGCATGGGGTCGTAGATCGAATTGAGCGCGAAGGAACAGTTACTTTACCGGGGACAAGTGAATCGGTTGAAGCAACTTCCGAAGATCCTGTCGCTGTCATAACTGTCTGGGCTGATACTGAAACAGGATATGTTGAAACGGATAGGCGTGTTGCTCGCCTGTTTAGTTCTTTGCGAATAAGTCAGGAACCGTTGGAGAAGGCTTCTGCGAAAGTTATGGAAACTTTACGCGATAAAGCAAAAGAACATAACGAAGAAGTCGGAGCGGCTAAGGGGAAACGCACTTCAGCACGAACTCTTGGAGCCGTATTTGATCGCGGTGTGGGAGCGTATCGAACTAATCCGGGAAGTGTTCGCCCGTCAGTAACATCAGCGGAGCAGTGGGCTTATGGCAGGGTTAACGGATTCCTGCATGCCCTTAAAACGGGTAGGTTTAAGCGGACACCTTTCGACACGGATCTTCTTCCTGAAGAGCATCCGCTTTCTTCAAAGAAATCTGTTACATCTAAAGAATCTTTCGTGCCGCCTGAGGGAGCGCAAGAAGCGGGGCAGCGTGCTTTGGATTGGTTGGCTGAAGGTCACGCAGGTTCCGGGTTCACCGATGTTGGTAGGGCTAGGGCTGCACAGTTAGCACGGGGTGATGCTTTATCGGAGGAAACGATTCGCCGCATGGCTTCGTTCCTTGCCCGTCATGAAGGTGATTCACGGGCTGAGGGATTCAGTTCAGGTGAAGAAGGATTCCCGTCACCGGGTCGTGTCGCTTGGGATGCGTGGGGTGGGGATGCTGGTAAGACTTGGGCTGACATGATGGTGGCTAGATTCAACAGGGAAGAGAAAGACGTTTGCCCGATTGCTACTAGCGATGTCGCAGTTAATCTTGAGAACCGGCAGACCGCTATCGAGGTTGCTGATTATGGTCCGTTAAATCCTGCCTTGCCTAATGATGATTATTGGGAGCATATGTCGGAGTACTTCGATGTGACCCCGGATGAGGCTAGATCAACCGTGTGCGGGAATTGCGCTGCTTTCAACATGACTAGCCACATTCAGGATTGTATTGCTGACGGTATTACAGAGGATTCTGGGGAGCCTGACCCGTTCGATGTTGTGGATGCAGGCGATTTAGGTTACTGCCAGATTTTCAAGTTTAAGTGCGCTTCTGCCCGTACCTGTTCCGCTTGGATTAGTGGCGGTCCAATCGTGGATGAGGAGCCGAAAGAATTAGCGAAAGCACGATTCATGAAGAAAGCAGACGAGAAACAGTTCACCCTTGGACCGCTTTATGTCCCTGACTTTATGGATGCTCACGGGGAGTGGACTGATTCGGAAGAGTTACAGAACGCGGTGTGGGGTTGGGTGAGGGCTGGTGACCGTAGGATCTTCCTACAGCACGACACGGATGTTGTTGCTGGTGAATGGGTTGAGGTTATGACGATGCCGCAGCCGTGGACTGTAGACATGATGGATGCTTCCGGTGAATCTATCGGTCAAGTGACGTATCCGAAGGACACCGTTTTTCTTGGCGTGGTGTGGAATGATGAAGCGTGGGCGGATGTTAAAGCAGGACGGTTACGGGGCTATTCGATTGGTGGGTATTCAGATCGGATGATGGCAGATCTTCCCGTGAATGGTGAGCGTGAAGGGTTAGAAATTGTTGAGCCTGAACCGACCCAAGATTTAACTAAGGCTATCGCTGACGCGATCACGGTGGCGATGCGGAATGCTCAACCTGTCGTGAACGTGGTTATGTCAGATGAGCGTAAAGCGCGAGTGAAAAGAATTGAACGTGACGAACACGGTAACATTGCCCGTATCATTGAAGAGGAAGAGGTTTAATCATGGCTGGTCTTGTTAATGCTGGTAAGAATCTGCTGCTGGATGGGTTAGCGGGGGGTGTTGATTTTGTTAGCCTGCATACGGGGGATCCCGGTGCGTCTGGGAGTGTCGAGGTTTCTGCGTCACCGTATGCCCGTAAGAGTGTTGATTGGGCTGCTGCCGCTTCCGGTTCCGTGCAGAGTGCGTCAACTATAGTGTTTGATGTTCCCGGTTCTACAACAATCAATCATCTTGGTTACTGGAGTGCTTCTACTTCCGGTTCGTTTTATGGTTCGCGTGCTTTAGATACTGCTCAGACTTACGCCACGCCCGGTACTTACACGATCGCGGTTGGGAACATTACTGAAACTATCTCGTAATGGCGGGGCTGTTCACCCTCGATAGTGAGACGTTAGGCGTTCTTGACGCTAACCCTCTTGGCGGGGATGGGACAGGGTTTGTTTCCGGTTCGAGTGTTTCGTCTGGTGTTGTTGTTGGGGTTCTGAATTATTCAGGCTCTGTTGCTGGGTCAAGTGAATCTTCGGGGACGGTTGCTGGAGCGTTAGGCTTCTCTGGTTCCGTTGCGGGTTCTGTTTCTTCTTTAGGTTTTGTTAATGGAGTTTCGGGGTTTGCTGGAACTGTTTCGGGTTCTGTTTCTACGGCTGGGACGGTTGAAGGTTCTGTCGGCTTTACCGGTTCCGGTTCCGGTGCTACTTCAACTGTTGGGATTGTTGATGGTGCTGTCGGTTTCGATGGGATCATTTCAGGATCTGTTGCTTCTACTGGGGTCGTTTCTGGCGCGGAAGGGAACACCGGTTCGGCTGCTGGTGTAAGTGTTTCGTCTGGATCTGTTGCCGGTGCCGAAGGTAACACGGGTTCTGTCGCGGGTGTGAGTATTTCTGCTGGTGCGATTCTTGGCGTGGAGGGTTCTGGCGGTTTCGTTTCTGGGGTGAACGTTTCGAACGGGTTAGTGGTTGGTGTTCCTTCATCTGATCGGACGGGATCTGTCACGGGTGTTTCAATTTCGAATGGGTTTGTTTCTGGATCTGTTTCCTTATCTGGGTTCATTGTTGGGGTTAATAATTCTGTCGGATCCGTTAGGGGTGTCGCGCCTTCCCCTCCTCCTGCTCCGGATGCGGTTCGGGTGCCTGCTGGTTACGTGTCTGGATTCAGTGGGGACTCTTCTCCGATTAGTGATTTGTTTGGATCTGTTGCGGGGCAGGTTTCTTCCGTTGGCTCTCTGATCGGTTCGGTGGGGTTTGCTGGTTCTGTTTCAGGAGGCTGCGATTTAGGGGGTCGTGTTGCTGGGCGGGGGAAAACTATTGAGCAGGATGATTTAGAGATTCTGGAACTTCTCGACCTGCTTTGATTCCTTGCCGCTTAGGAGCGATTTAAGGGGGTTTTTAGGGGTTTTCATGGGGGGTATGGGTTTCTCGATGGGGGTGTTTTCTAGGGGGTTTTAGGGGGGTTAAAAAAAGTTGAATTATTTTCCCGTTTTGGTGTTGCGAGAGGGGGGAGGTGTGCTATGATTCACCTATGAAGTCAAGGGGACTTCAGAAAAGGGGAAACAAAATGAACACAAATACAGACCTCGAAACTTGCGGGTACTGCGTTACAGAGTACCCATATTCACAACTACGCACTAACGCGGATGGGGCTGCAATTTGCTCCGTCTGCTGGGCTGAAGGGGAAGGTGAGTGACATGAGAAAACTTAAGATCCAAGAGGAACTATGGGCGCGGATTCTTACCTGCCCCGAATGCGGTCGGAGGTTTGACATGGTGAACGAGCAGGATGTAGCGGAGTTCTCTTTCGGTCACGATTGCGAGGCATGACATGAGTTGGAATGGGGCACAAGATTATGTCCGGCTCACGAACTGCGTGCAATGCGATACGGAGGCTTACTTGAAGGACAGTCTCTGCCACGGGTGCAGAGTCTCGATGGGATACGACAACGAGGAGGAAGAATCGTGAGAGGTTACGTTGAACGGATGGAATGGCTACAACGGTTCCAAGAGGAAGAAGTTACATTCGAGCAGGTTCAAGAATCATACGAGGAGGGGTAATGAATGACATCCGTTTAACAAGAAGAGGATATAGGGTTGCTACGATTACTGCCGCAATCAGTTTAGTGATTATGATGGGACTCATTGGCTGGCTTGAAAACTTAGGAACGTAACCCCCTGCTGGATCTAATCCGGCAACTGATGCCCCCGACTCCCCTTAAAACATGGTCGGGGGCATCACCATTTTCTTTGCCACTTTCGGATTGTTGTATCATTGAGCAAAGACGTTGGAGGTTATGTTGTCGCGTAAAGCACCCAAGATGATAAATCTGGAGATCGAAGAGACTTCAGGCGTGGATCATCCTGCCCATTTGCATGAGGGCTGGCTTGTCGTGAAAGCATCCAACGCTACAACCGTGGCAGACGTTTTGAGGACGCTGCCGGAATCAATGGAGGCAAGCATGAGCGAAGCCACGGAAGAGAACGTGGAACAAGAAAAAGGCATGCACGATGAAGAAGAAGAGAAAATGGATTACGAAGCCAAAGAAGTTGAAGAAGATCTTGCTATGGCAATGGCTCGTATCGCTGAACTAGAGGCACGCATTTCTGAACTCGAAGGCATGGTCGAAGTCGAGGTTGATGACGAAGAAAAAATGGAAGGCGAAGAGATGATGGAAGCCGCTGTCGTGGCGCTTGCTAAGTCTGCTTCTTCTGACGTTCGTAAAGCACTCGTGGACATGGCTAAGGCTAAGGCTCAGGCTGAAAACGCTCTCGTTAAAGAACGCGAAGATCGTGCGGATGCTGAAGCAATCCTGAAGGCACGGGAAACATTCAAGCATCTCAACCTTGACGTTGAGAAGGTTGCTCCTGCTCTTCGCCGTTTGGATGCTGAACTTGCTAAGTCGATTGAGGATGCTTTGATCTCAGCCGATGCACAGAATGAATCAGCCGACATTTTTACTGAAGTTGGTAAAGGATTCGCCCCACAAGGTGAGGCGATTGATCGAATGACTTCCCTCGCTAAGGCAGCGGTAGCAGAGGGTAAGGCTGCAACTTTCGAGCAAGCATTGTCGAATGTTGCGTTGGCTAACCCTGCACTCTATAACGACTACCTGATCGAGAAGGGAGCCTAATCATGGCTTACGAGTTCTCTAATAGTGCAGTTAAGGTCAGCCGGGTTGCCGGTGAAGATCTTTCTGCAAAGCAATACCATTTCGTTGAATTGGATAAAGGTGACGGAACAGTTAAAGCAGTAGATGCTGCAACTGATCGTCCATTTGGTGTTTTGCAAAACAGTCCTACTTCTGGACAGATTGCAGAGATCACTGTTGTTGGTGGCACGAAGATTGAGGCAGGTGGCACCGCGTCTGTTGGAGAGCCGCTGTTCTCATCCGCTTCCGCTACCGCTGTAACCCTCGCATTCGGCACAACCGGTTCAGCCGCTTTCGTGGTTGGTACTTTTGTTGAAGATGCCGCAGCCGGTGCTATAACGACCGCCGTAATCGACTGCGCCAATGCAGGTCGCGGACTCTAAGGAGATATGAGAGATGCCACAACCCACACAATCACAGGTGCATGTTGATGCGATTCTGACTAACATTTCAGTCGCGTACATGCAGAAGGCTGAAAACTTCATTGCAGATAAGGTGTTCCCGATCGTACCGGTGGACAAGCAATCCGATAAGTATTTCAAGTACACCAAGAACGATTGGCTCCGTGACGAGGCACAGGTTCGTGCTGACGGTACTGAGTCTGTCGGTTCCGGTTACAACATCACTACTGAAACGTATTACGCTGATGTGTATGCGATTCATAAGGATGTCGGTGACCAGACTCGTGCGAATGCTGATGCCCCGATTAACGTTGATCGTGAAGCAGCAGAGTTCGTTACTCACCGTTTGTTGACCCGCCGTGAGATTCAGTTTGTTTCGGATTTCATGACTGGTGGCGTGTGGGGAACTACCGCTTCAGGTGTTTCGAGTTCTGCCCCATCAACTGGACAGTTTACTCAATGGAACGATTACACTAATTCGGATCCGATTGAAGATATTGAAGAAGGCAAAGCAGATATTCTTTCTGTAACTGGATTGGAAGCAAACACTCTGGTTCTTGGTTATGAAGCCTTCCGTCAGTTAAAGAATCATCCTGATCTGGTTGACCGTATCAAGTACACAAGCAGCCAGACGATCACTGAGGACATGCTTGCACGCATGTTTGATATTGAGCGTGTGCTGGTTTCGAAGTCAGTTAAGGCAACTAACGCTGAAGGTGCAACGGAGGCTTACGCTTTCACCACTGGTAAGTCTGCTCTTCTTGCTCACGTTGCTCCATCTCCCGGTCTGCTTACTCCTTCTGCTGGTTACACAATGCAGTGGACTGGTGTTTCCGGTGGGCTTGGCGCAACGATTGGAACTTCTTCGTTCCGTCTGGAGTCATTGAAGGCTACTCGTATCGAGGCTGAACTTGCTTTCGATAACAAGGTTGTTGCTGCTGATCTTGGATACTTCTGGCAGAATTGCGTAGCCTAGTTTTAATCCGCTAAAGCACGCGGGGGTCACTCAGTTGATGGGTGACCCTCGTTGTGTATTCGGGTGGAAGTATGAGACTCACCCGGATCACGGTTACACTTATCGCAGGAGGATGACATGGCTTTCACTTACTCTGGTAATCCGGGGAATAGCACCCGTGATCTTGTCCGGTTCCTTATCACTGATACTGATTCGACAGATGCATTATTTCAGGATTCGGAAATTGATTATCTAGTTACGTTATGGGGCGCGGATGGTTATGGGGCTGCTATTGCTGCGGTTCGTACTTTAATTGGTAGGAGCGCGAACAGTTCAAGCCAATCTAAAAAAGTTGGGGATCTTTCGCTTACGACTGTTAACGGTATGGAAGTAACTAAATATATGGAACTGATTAAACAGTTAGAGAAAGCGCGATTCAATTTGTATCCTGCTGCTCCTGTCGTAAACCCGAACGCTATTTTGCCTACCCATATCGGAATCGTTGAAGGTGAAGGAACCGATTATGTTGTTGGGCAGATGGATAACTTGACGTAGTCATGAGTATTGAATCCGATTATCGGGAACTTTTCTCCGAAGTAGTAACCCTGTTCCCTCCTACTGCTGTAGATAAATATGGGAAAAGATCTTTCTCTGCCAGTGGGGTTTCTGCTTGCGCCCATTTAGTTTCTGATATTTCTTTGTCTAGAGATTCAGAGGGTCGTGAAGTTACTGAGATGGGCAAGGTTTACTTGTATGGCGTGTTTACTGTTACGACTGATTACAAGATTGTTTTGCCTGATAATTCGAGTCCTGTAATTATTGGGGTGGATACTCCTCATGATCCTGCTGGAGCGCATCATACGGTTGTCAGGATTGGTCGTTAGCGTGGACGTAAGAGTGAAGATGGAAGGCGCGGATCGCTTAATGCGGCTCATGAAGGGTGCTACTGAACCTAAACAGCAACGCGCATTAAAGCAGGCTATCGTAACGACAGCCGGATTTGTTTTGAAAGAGTCAAAAGAACTTGTTCCTGTTGATACAACAGCACTGAAGAATAGTGGGCAGGTGGAGAACCTGAAGATGAGTGCGATTGAGGTGAGCATAGACATCACTTACGGTGGTGCGGCTTCACAATACGCTTGGATAGTTCATGAAGATATGACGGCAAATCATCCACGCGGTGGGCAGGCTAAATATTTAGAGATTCCTGTTATGGCATGGCGAGGGAAGTTCGTTAAGTCTCTTATTGGGCGTTACGCCCGATATTTCAAGAAGGAGTAGAACAATGTTAGAAGCGTTAGCAGATAAATTGAACTCTGCATCTGTAGCGGTTACTGCCTCTACTTTGTTTATTGGACTCATGCCAGATCAACCGGATGTTTGCGTAGCCTTATATGAGTATGCGGGTTCACCTCCGATGGAAGTATTTGTAAATAATTCTGCAACTATCGAGATGCCTAGCGTTCAGGTTATGGCGAGGGCTGGGCGGAATGATTACCCCACGGGGAAGGCTTTAATCGAATCGGTTCGTAACGTTTTAACAGGCATTACAGACGAGACAATCTCGGGGGATAGATTCCTACGAGTAAACGCTATTAGTGCGATTAACTACCTTAATAATGACGATAACGACCGCCCACGCTTCACCTTGTCTCTGCAAGTGTTTATGGAGCGGTAGTGGACGCTTACGGGCGTGGGGGGAAATCGAAGGAACGTCCTCGCTGCTGGCGATGCAATAAACTTCTTGCAGAATTAGTTACGTCACCGTGGCGTATCACTTGCCCCCGCTGTAAAGCGGCTAATCAGGAAGAGTGATGTGAGCCTACGAGACGAGTTCACGAAATCTGTGCAACAGGTTGCAGAGTTGACTGCCCGTAAACGTGCTTGGGTTCCCGGTGTTGAATGGACAGGAAGCGAAGGAACCCTAACAACTGAGGCTTTAACCGGGGATCCTGCATG